TGACACTCATCAAGAGGTACAACTTGAAAATTTAGAGGTGCATTAGTATGAGTGTAAAATTTGACCTCAAAGATTTTACTGATTTTAAAGATAGTTTAATAAAACTAAGTCAATCAGGGGATATTCAAGCATTTAATAAAAAAGTAGTTGAAAACATGGCAAGTATGTATGTACGTGAGGCAAAGTTGAATACGCCAGTTGGCAAAAGGTCAGTAAAATTCATGCAGCATGGAAAAATACAGACTAAATACTTTAACAGTGAACATACACGCCAATCATGGAGTATTGGTAAATATCAATTGAACAATACGAGTGGTAAAGTTGAGGTATTTAATACATCGTCTTATGCATCATTCCTAAATGATGGCCATCGGCAAGAAGTTGGGAGATTTCTTCCGTGGATAGGCCAATCTAAAGGCGGAGTTATGCAAGGTGGTAGACTGAAAAAGCCTTGGGTAGATGGTGCGTACATGCACGAGAAAGCTGAAAAGGCACTCAGTAAAAACGCTAAACGTATTATGGAAATTACATTAAAGAAATGGATTGAAAAGCATGGTGGATTCTGATGTATTAACAGCTGTATCTAAAGCCGTACATACGGCACTCAACGTGCCTATATACCTAGAATTCAAAGAAAACAATATGACATTCCCGTGCGCATACATCAAGGTGATTGAGCCTAGTTTGAGCAGACATGTCGGTAATCTTTACAATACTTCTTTGGATTTAGACATCATGTATTACGCCAATAATCTTGATGTGGTTACTGATACGCGAAAACTCATTGATATTCCTAGTGTGCTATATCTGTTACTCGAATTTGTACAAGTTGGGGAACGTACAATTATGGGCACTGGCATGAAATATAAGATTTCAGACGGTGTGCTGCACTTCTTCGTGACGTATGAAAACATACTACGGAGAGTGGCCAAACCTGTCGAGCGGATGAAGCACATGGAATTAACGGAAAGGGTAAAAGATGGCAGATGAAAAACAAACAGTCGCGGTAACGACTGAACAACAATTTGATGCTTACACTATCATCGCATCTGACAAATACAGACGGTATCGTGATTTACTTACGTGCCTTCTTAACGAAGATGAAATGTATACGGAAAGCGACATTGATAGAATTTTAAATCAGGCATTAACAACGCCTGTGAAAGGTTAGTGAAATATGGCATTAGGTGGTGGCACATTCTTATTCCACAATAAAGTATTGCCAGGTACTTACATTAATTTCGTATCTAAAGACCGAGCATATGCAGAAGTATCCGATAGAGGCTTTGGTGCTATGATGCTTGCATTTGATTGGGGCCCTAGCGGTGAAGTGTTCCGTGTAGATAACGATACATTCCAAAAAGAATGTCAAAAGTACTTTGGTTATGATTACGGCCATGAAAAAATGAAAGGCTTGCGTGATTTATTCCGTGGTTTAAAAACTGGCTATTTTTACCGCTTAAATTCTGATGGTGCTGAGGCAACTGGTACTATTGGCAAAGCTAAATATAAGGGCGTTCGTGGCAATGATTTGGGCGTATCTGTACAAGCAGACCCAGACAATAGCGGTAAATTCATTGTAACTACTTATCTTACTACTGGTGATGTTCGTAAAGTGGTAGACACGCAAAAGAACTTAAAAGATGCAACTGAATTGAAAGACAATGATTACATCGTATTCAAGAAAACTGGTGCATTGACTGCTAGTGCATATGCTGCATTAACTGGTGGTACTAATGGTAGTGCGGTAACTGTTCAAAACTATCAAGATGGCCTTGATATGCTTGAACCTTACTACTTTAATACAATCGGTTATGCTGGTGCTGATGATACTGTTAAAAACTTACTCATCGCATTTACAAAACGTTGCCGTGAGCAAAGTGGTGCTAAATTCCAATTAGTGATTCATGGTAAACAAAAAGTAAATTATGAAGGTGTTATCTCTATCCTTAACGATGTAACCGATGAAGGTGCTGAAAAAGGCTCTTTGGTATATTGGACATTAGGACAAGAGGCATCTTGTAATATCAATGCAACAGTAGGCAATATGATCTATGATGGCGAATATACTGTAAATGTGAAATACAAACAATATGAACTTGAACAAGCTATTAAAGATGGTATGTTCATGTTCCATAGTGTTACTGATGCGGTAGGTGGCAATATTCAAGGTGATGTGCGTGTATTGAAAGATATCAACACATTCACGGAATTTAGTAAAGCTAAAAACCGAGATTTCTCATTCAATCAAGTCATTCGTGTACTTGATAATTGGGCGATTGATAGTGCTAGATTGTTTAATAAAACACATCTTGATAAATCACCAAATGACCAAGCTGGCCGTGAATCCTTATGGGGTGATTTGGTATACCTTGCTGAACAATATCAAAAGGTACGTGCGATTCAAAACTTTGATGATAAGGACATTCCAGTGCCAACACAAGGTGATAACAAAGAAGATGTATTGGTTAACGTACAATTACAACCAACAGTGGCAATGGAAAAATTGTACATGACTGTAGTAGTAGCGTAGGAGGTAACACATGGCAGATGAAATTTTAGATGCTTTGAAAACGATGGATGCAGGCGATGTAGTTTCTTCAAAATTAGCATCTTGCTATATCGTAACTGGCGGTAATAGATATTTGCTATTCCAAGCAAAAAAACTTACTGCAAAAATTAAGAAAAATAAAGAAAAAGTGGCAATTTTAGGCCGTATCGGTGCTGGTAATAAATCAACATCCGTTGAATATAGCGGTAGCTTGACGATTTACCACAATACAGCTTTGTTTGACAAAATGGTTGAAAAATACTTGAAAACTGGTGTTGATACATATTTTGATATGCAAGTAGTTAATCATGATCCAACATCTAAAGCTGGTAGACGTTCCGTAATTCTTAAAGGCGTAAACCTTGATGAATTAACGGCAGCAGAATTTGATGCTGACGGCAAATATATTGAACAAGAACATAATTTCACTTATGAAAGCGTTCAATATGCTAAACATTTTGATGAATTAGAAGGAATGCAAGCCTAGTGCTTGCTTCCTTTTTTTATATAGGAGAATTTTACAATGGCTGAAAATTTAAGTGCATTTCTTAAACAAAACGTCGAAGTAGTAAATGAAACTGAATATGTAGCATCTAAACGTATTAAAGGTGCTGATGGCGAGCCTATCGCATGGAAAATCAAAACATTGGCTACTGATGAAACCGAAAAGATGCGTAAGAAATATACTAAACGCATTACGGACCGCATCACACGTCAAACAGAAGAACGTTTTGATATGACTGCATACAATGAAGAATTGATTTCTAAAGCAATCACATACCCTAATTTGTATGATGCGGAATTGCAAGATAGTTGGGGTGTAACTGAACCTGTTGAACTTGTAAAAGCAATGCTCACACCAGGTGAATATGCTGACCTTTTAGCTGCAGCAACTGAGGCACAAGGCTACGATGCTGGCATGAAAGATAAGGTAAAAGAAGTAAAAAACTCCTAGATTCCAATGAAACGGAAACTGTGTTCGCATATTTGGCATTTGTTAAATACCATATGCGACCCTCTGTTTTTGCGGAAATGAGTATAAATGAAAAAGCGGTAGTAATTGCTTTTATTCAACAACACGCAAAAGATGAACAAGCTGAGTTGGATAAAGCGAAGAGGGGGTAATGAATGGCTACACTTTCAAATTATATAAGCCTATCAACTAATATTCCTAACGCAATGAACGCAGCCGCAAATGCAACTACAAAAGCCTATCAATCCATGAGTACACTGCACAATAAAATGAATGGTGTATCTAACGCTAGTGAAACGCTAAAAGCAAGCCTTGGCGGTATCATGAATAGCTTTGCTGGTAACTTATTGGCCAACGCAGTCATGAACGGCGTAGGAATGATTAAAGGGGCGGTAAATTCAATCACAGATACGGCCACAGAATGGGCAAGTGTACAAGCTAGATTGAAGTTAGTGGCTGGCAGTCAAGAGAACGCTATCTACTTGAATAAACAGATATTTGAATCTGCTCAACGTGCAAGAGGTGGATACATGGAAATGGCTGATGCGGTTATTCAAGTATCGCAATCGGCACATGATGCATTCCCTGACCCTCGAAAAGCCGTAGAATTCATGGAAGGTATTCAAAAGGTATTCGCCATTGGCGGTGCATCAAAAGAGGCACAAAAGAACGCCATGCTCCAATTAACACAAGGTTTAGCAAGTGGACAATTACAGGGTGATGAATTCCGTTCTATCGCAGAAAATGCTCCTATGATTGAAAATATCATTGCTAAATCTATGGGCGTATCTCGTGGCGAACTTAAGAAATTAGCATCAGAAGGGAAAATTACCGCTGATGTAATTAAGAACGCTATCATGAATAATATGCCTGAGATTGAAAAGCAGTTTGAATCGTTACCGAAAACTTGGGGCGATCATATGCAATCAATCAAGAACAAAGCAATTCAAGCGTTTGAACCTGTGTTCCAACGAATATCAGACCTAGCAAATAGTGAAGGTATTAGGGAGTTAGTAGACAATGTAACAGGGGCAATTCAAATGGTAGCACCTGTATTCTATTGGCTCGTAGGTGTGGTTGGTGAAACAATTAACACGTCTATATGGGCGTTTAACACGTTGTCTAACTTTATTCGTCAACACTCATCTATCATGTATTTGGCAATGATTGTATTGGGTGGTGTGCTTTCGTATTACGCTGTTCAAGCTGGTATCGCAGCAGTTAGAACTGTAATTGCAGCTGGTGCTATGGCGGTTAAAGCGGCCGCTGATTGGGTAGAAACGGCAGCTATCTTGGCAATGATAGTAGCACAAGAAGGCTTGAACGCAGCATTATATGCGTGTCCTTTAACATGGATAATCGGCTTAATCGTAGCAGTCATTGCGGTATTCTTCCTTGCGGTTGAAGTAATCAACTATTTCTGTGATACCAATATTAGTGTATTAGGTATTGTAGTTGGTGCATTCTATGCGTTCGGCTCTGTTATTTATAATGTGTTCGCTCTTGGTTGGAATATCATCGCAGCGTTTGTCAATTTCTTGGCCAACGTATTCAAAGATCCATTAGCGGCGGTTGGTAATTTGTTCGTAGATATTTGGAATGGTATTTGGAGTTTTATTAAAGCTCGTATTAATGACATTATCGGTGCAATTAATAAAATACCAGGTGTCAAAATCGAAGAAGTTGGCGATTCAACTGGTATGCTTAAACGCTTTGAAGTGGCAGGCGGTGAAACCACTGTTATGAATAAGATGGAATATTCTAGTATTACTCAAGCAGCGATGAATGGCTACGATGTAGGTGCTAATTTAAGCCTAGAAAATCTAATGCCTAACATGAAGGGTGTTCAAACTCCTAAGGAATTTGACCCTAGCAAACTTACACCTGGCTCAGACCATGATGCAGCGAATAAGACAAAGAAAAATACAGGTAAAACGGCTAAAAACACAGGTAAAATCGCTAAATCAATTGACATGACAAACGAGGAAATTAAAGCACTCCGTGAAAGCGCTATCGATAAATCGTTGAAGAAATGGCAAGATGCCAACGTGATTCACATTCAAATGAATAACGATGTAGAAATCAACAACGGCACTGACTTAGACGGCTTTACAAGTCAAATCTCGAAAGGCTTGAAAGACGCATTCACAATTCAAAGGGAGGGAATCTAAATGTATTACTTCTATATGGGGACGATGCAGATACCGATTCCCCCTAAAGAATTAACCACTACTATCAATGGCAAGAACGAAACAATGGAGTTATTGGGGAAAGGCGAAGTTAACGTTATTAAGCCAGCAGGGCTTACTGATATAGCGTTTAAGTTCTTATTGCCTAACTCCGATTATCCATTTAATGAGTCCTTGCTGTTTAAATCTAAGAAGGCTAAGTACTATATCGATGAACTTGAAAAACTTAAGACCACAAAGACGATCTTCCAATTTATCGTAGTTCGAATGAAACCGGGCGGGCAGATGCTAGCCATGACTAACATGAAATGTACGCTCGAAAATTACGTCATTGAAGAAGATGCAGACAACGGCTTTGACTCGTATGCTAGTGTTACTTTGAAGCAGTGGAAACCTTGGGGTGCCAAACGCATCGAAGTAAAGACTGATAAGGATGGTACCGCGAAAGGTAGCGTTAAGTCGGACAGGCCTACGGACGGCAAGGTGGCCGCATCAACTGCTAAAGTATCCAAAGGGCAGACTTTACAGCAAATCGTTAAGAAGCAACTAGGCAATACGGATAACCTATTCCAAATCGCAGCACTTAACAAAATCGCTGTTCCTGCCATCTTGGGTGTAGGTCAAGTTATCCAGCTTAAAAGAGAAGGTAATAACGAATGGCTATAGAAGAAAAGAAAGCAGAAAATAAAACTGTTGAAAAATCTCAAATAAACGGCGTTATCACTCCTATACCTATGCCTGTGCAATTGCACTATGAATTGACTATTAGAAATAAAAGCACTGGTGATTTATGGCTAATCGAACCACAGGACGATGTACAGATTACAAGGGCCGTTGATTGTGTTCCTAGTAAGATGACATTCAAAGTACCTAAAGACCCTAATCTAAATTTTGAAGAAGGGGATACAGTTAAATTCACTTTAAATGGTGGTGCGGTATTCTTTGGTTATGTATTTGAAAAGCAGCGTGATGGCAAGAATACGATATCAGTTACTTGCTATGATCAATTACGTTACTTAAAAAATAAAGATTGCTATGTCATCGGTTCAATGACGGCTACTGAGTTTATCAAAATGGTAGCCGAGGACTTTGGATTGAAATGTGGTTACATGGACGATACAGTGTGGAAAACACCTGAAAAGCCTCAGACTATATTCAAAGATAAGTCATTACAAGAAATGATATGCCAGTTGCTTGATAAAACGGCAATATACACACCTAATCATGCATTCTATCATCTGTATGATGATGCTGGTGAATTACGATTAGCATCGTTTGAAACCATGAAAACAGACATATACATCGATGATGAGTGTATGGAAGATGTGCAATATACCACTTCCATCGATAAGGATACATACAACTATGTAAAAATCGTGCGTACTGTTCCAAATGGGGCATCAAGTAAGTTAGAGAATACATTTATAGCCAAAGATGATAATAACATCGAAAAATGGGGCAGATTGCAATATCTACTTATCCCTAAAGAAAAAGACATCAATGCAGTGGCACAAGCCAAGGCAATTATGGCTCACAAAAACAAAAAGAGCCGTGAAATTAAACTCAAAAATGTCATTGGCGATGTGCGTGTGCGTGGTGGTTCATTGGTGTATATCAATCGAAACTTTGGCGATATGGTGGTTAATAATTACATGATGGTAACATCAGTTACTCACACATTTAAAACAGGATTTCATGGAATGGATTTAGATTTGCGATATGTTGAAAATGATGCAACATATGAAGTGGCAAAAGATGAAGATGCTGAGGCAGTTAAGAAGATTGAGGCTAGTAAAAAAACACGCTCAAAAGGTGGCGTTACTACTGGTGCTGGTGGTGCTGCTGGCCAAGTCGATACAGCTTTCAGTTCTAACGATGGCCGAGTATCCCAATATGGTAAACAGGGGTGTGCGGACACAGTATGTGCTACCGGGTCTTGGTACAATTCGGATTTGAAAGATGAGTACAACAAAGGCACTTCCAGAGTTGATACACTTCGTCAAAATCTCGAGGCTAAAGGTTATACAACGGAACAATTTAACGGGTACGCTAATAAAGGCGACTTGTTGATTTATGGTGATGATGAACACGTTGTTATTGCTGATGGTGCCGGCGGGTGCTTCGGTAACTCATCGAGCCGAGGTTATGCTATGAAGTATGGTAACGCAAATTATGCATGGCATAATGACGAGGCGCCATCTAAGATTATTCGAATGGGGGCGTCATAATGGATAGTGAGTACATGAAAATCGTTAATACGATTAAAGAAATAGCGAGCAACGTAATAGCAAACGGCGAACCTATGGAAGTAATCGTCGGCGAAGTTGTCAGTGAATCACCGCTTGCTATTAAGATTGACCCTAAACTGACCGTACCTGAAGAGAATATTATTCTTACAAAAAACACCTGCGAATGGACTATGGAGATGAGCGTTGATCATGTTACAGAAAACCGAGCAGGTGGAGGAGGTATGGCTGAATACGCAAGCCATAACCACGACTACGTAGGGCGGAAGAAATTCCTAGTGCATAATCAGTTAGTTATGGGTGATAAGGTCATTATGTTAAAGGAAACTGGCGGACAACGTTATATAGCGTTAGACCGTTGGTATAACCCAAATAGGGGGTGTACAACTAAGTAATGGCGGAAAATTTACTTTTACCAAAACAAACTAATGATGCCTTAATTCCTGATACTGTACAATATGTTGAACCATCGCATACATATGATGTTGATTTTAGGATGGATAGCCAAATTAGAGGTTATGCGGATAAATTGCGTGCTATGGAGCAAGCAATATATAAAATCATCAATACAGAGCGGTATCAATACATTATTTACAGTTGGAATTATGGTATCGAATTACAAGACTTATTCGGACAGCCTATTCCATATGTGTACGCTGAATTGCAACGGCGTATAGAAGAGGCGTTACTGAATGACGATAGAATAACAAAGGTGTATAACTTTGAATTCACCAATAATGGCGGTGATGTTATGACTGAATTTGATGTTGATACTATATATGGTACATTGCAAGGGGTTAAGAAAGGGGTGAGCGGTATTGTATGAGCATATGACGGCTGATAGGATAGAAAAGCGAATGCTTGATAGGGTGAAAGACGAATTCGACCGCCGTGAAGGTAGTGTAATCTATGATGCTACTGCTCCAGCTAGTATCGAATTTGCAGAACTCTATATCCTAGCCGATGTTATCTTGAAACAAGCGTTTGCAAGGACTGCTGATAGAGAATTCTTAATTCTACGTGCAGCTGAATTTAATATCTACCCTGAGCCAGCTACACAAGGGGAATTTGAGGCACAATTTAATATGGCGGTGCCTATTGGCTCTAGGTTTAACTACAATGAATACAACTTTATCGTAACGGAAGTATTGAATGCCGATGAGCATAAATACAAAATGCGTTGCGAACAATTTGGCCGTTCCCCTAACTTTGTAACAGGTGATATCACACCAATTCAAGGTATTAACGGCTTAACTACCGCTAAAATCTTAAAAAATATCACACCAGGCGAAGATGAAGAAGAAACAGAAGTATTCCGTCAACGTTATTTTGAGGCGTTGAAATCTAAGGCCTATGGAGGTAATGGTGCGGACTATAAAGAAAAGGTATTAGCCATTCCTGGTGTTGGTGGTGTTAAGGTATACCGATGTTGGAATGGTGGCGGTACTGTTAAATTGGTAGTCCTTAATAGTGATTACGGCCCAGCAGATGATGAACTCATCAAAGAGGTTGAGAATGTTATAGATCCGATGCCAAAAGGTAAAGGATACGGACTAGCACCTATTGGACACACTGTAACAGTAGTTAAGGCTGAACCTGTTCCAATCAATTACACAATCGAAGTAACTATGACGCAAGGTCATCAAATAGCAGAAATTAAGAATGCTATTGAAACGGCTATAAAAGAACGTTTAATCAATCGTTGTAAAGAATGGGCGAAACAAGATGAAAAGCAATTCATCACAGTACGTTCAAGCATTGTAACCGCATTGACAGTTGAACTACCAAACGTGTTAGATGTTGGACACATTCAAATCAACGGACAAAATGTATCAAAACTAGAACTAAAGGATAATCAAATACCTGTAATGGGTACGGTTAACTTGGTGGCAGTATGATTACAGATTTCGGAATTTTTAAGCGTGATATAGATATATCACAATTTGCCGTACCATTAACTCGTGATTCTCGTGATATACAAGAAGTGTATCGTGTAGAAAATACAGAATTAAATATACTATGGGAATTAATGCTTGGAATATTCAAGGAAGAATATATCTATACTGCATCAGATTATGGACTAGATGCATGGGAGAAAATACTTGATATTACACCTATTAATTTAAAAGACACGCAAGGACGTAGAAACGAGATACTTTCAGTATTAATCGGTCAACGTCCTTTTACTATGCCCAAAGTACAGGAAATGCTTGATTTTAAATATGGTAAAGGCGTAGTAACCCATAGCGTGAACGGCGATGCATACGAATATTGGCTAGATTTTAAACCAGGCAATGAATACCTATTATTTAATGTTTGGGAATACGTTGAGCCAATCATTCCTAAAAACTTACTTATCAAATTTAAAAGTACAACAAGACTATCGCAATCCGTATATATCGGCGGTGTGGTTGATGTTAAAGAAATTATCAGAATTGATGCAAAAGTCGATATTGATGAATTAAGCACATCGAACAATACATATATCGGCGGTGTGGTTGACACAAAAGAAATTATTAGAATTTAGGAGGTAACATGGCGAAATATCCTAGTATTTCTCAAACTAAAAATGGCCGTATCTTGATTGCTAAATCAAATGCGACTGGTAAAGCGTTGGTACCTATTAAGGTAGTTGCTGGTGATGGTAGATTAGCTAATCAAAACATTGAAACAATGGAAAATTTAATTAATCCATTGTTAGAACTACCTTTTGCATCACCAGGGCGATTTATTAAAGAAGGACAATTTCAATTAGATTTTGCATTAAGCAACAAAAATTTGGAACATGGGTTTCGTGCTCGTGAAGTTGGTATATTCGCAAAATTATATGGTGAAGATGATAGCACGGCGGTTATGATCGCATATACGAATGGTGATGATTATGGGACATACATTCCGGCAAAAGATACACCTATCAATTCTAAAGTGTTTGAAGTAACAATTACAGTCGATAATGCAGCAAGCGTAGTAGTACAACGTAGTGATGCAGCGTATATCACAGCTGGTGAAATGGAACGTCATAACACAGATGAGCATGCTCATGGTGGACTTTTACAAAAAGTAAAAACTGAATTAGCCACTCATAATACAGATATTTCTGCTCATCCAGCAATTACGAATATGATTGCCAAAATCCTTGGTTCATCTAATTGGCAAGAAGAACCGGTAGCCACTTTGAAGGATATAAAAAATAAGCTAGGCGAAGGCGGAATAGTGGCACAACGCTTTGGAGAAAGCGGTTTTGTGAAATATGCTAACGGATTTACTATCCAATGGGGA